CCAGAGTCTCCAGTATTAAGATATTGGAAATCATTAGGATCATTAACTCTAAAACCAATATGTTTAAAGTTTACCTCACCATTAAGTGCGATTCCATCCTTATGAGTAGGAAGACTTGAACCAGTAGTTCCAGTATTAGTTGCTTGATATACATTTCCTTGTGCATATCTGTAAGCATCTTTAGATACAATAACATTGGCAGCCCATGGCGTACCAGTTCCATTCATGTATGTTTTGAGGTTCGGTGCCCTCATATTCAAATCTGGTGTAACAAAATTCTCAACATCAATGTTCAGAATTCTTGCAGTATCTGAAATAATAGATGTTGATGTTCTGATAGCACCATTAATATCAAGTTCAAAATCAACAGTATCAAGAACTGCAGTAGCTGCAGCACCAGCACCGTTACCACCAGTAAAAGAAACATTTGGAGCAGTAGTATATCCGTTGCCAGGATCGTTAACTGCAACAGAAACAACAGAACCGTTAAAAATAAATGCGGAAGCAAGAGCTTGAGTTCCTCCACTAGGAGGAGCATCAATAACAACAGTAGGTGCTAACGTATATCCAGAACCACCTGCAGTTACATCAATATTGTTTACTCTCTGACCCGTTCTATTAATACCAACACGAGGTAACCCGCTTTGAGCATCTAACTCTAAACGCATTACTTCTCTTTCGTCAGCTCCACTGCCAACTCTGATGGTAGTCTCATTATCACCGATAATTTTAGGGTTTACGCCTCTAATTTTTTCTTTATCGGAATTAATATGAAAACTCATGGTGTTCCCGTGCTCTTGACTTTTTACCTACTTTGTATTTAGCATTAAGTCCAAGCAATACTAATAACTTCTGTAGATACTACCCACTTAATTGTTTGTACAGTTCCAGTTCTTACAGTAGAATAACTAAATCTGTTTGTTGCTGTAAAAGGATTAATAGTCCAAGACTCACCAGCTGGAATATCATCTTTAATAATTGTCAGCATACTAGAAAGAACTGATGTTGCACCAACTGCATTACTATAAACTGCACTTTCTATTTTTCCAGAAAATACAACTCCTGTAGGATTGACACCTAGAAAATGACCTGTAACAAAATTAACAGTATTACTATCAATTGTAATTTGAGTACCAACGTTATCTAACTGAAGTGTTGCAGTGTTAACACCTCTTAAAATATAATTAACTTTCTTACTGTCGGTAAAAAAAGAATTCTTTACTTCAAGTGTATTAATATCTTTAGCATTTTTATCCTTATCAATTATAGAAGTTTCTCCAATAGAAAAACCTCCTAGTGATTCAAATTCTTTTAAGTTAGTTGCCATTTACTTGATCTCCTGAACTAGTACGGTAAAGTTGATAACATCTGAAGTCGCATGATCATTTGTCAAAGTCAAGGTAATCCTTGGTTCTGTAGAAGCAGTAAAATCAAACGCTGCTGTATACTGATCCTCAGAACTATTCAAGGAAGCATATTCATTATGGAAAATATCTGTTCCATTATCTATAACTGCATACTCAGACATAGATCTTTTTCCAGAACTAGATTTAGAAACCACAGTAACTTTACATCCTTTGGAAGTTCCGCTTGGATAAAGAACTACAGCAGAAGATTCTAAACCACCTTTATCTAGTGTAAAAGTAGAAGACTTAATTTTGTAATCTGCTAGTTCAAACTCTTTGAGGTCACCATCAAGTATTTTAACACCATTGAAACTACCAGTACCAAATGTAGTGTTAAGATAAACATCACCCTGATTATCCAATCTCAACACAGGATCTACATTTAAACCACTAGACAATCCTAAATCTAGGTATTGCTTAGATGTATGGATAAATGTTCTAGTTGCATCACTGTTATCAACAGTAGTATCATTAGAATTTAATGTAAAGACTTCTGTTTCAATTGCTAAACTATTTCCACTAGTAGTTGTGACTGTATCAATTCCAGTAAAGTCTAATGCTGTTTCAGTTAGTTGAATCGTATTAACATTATTATTATAGAAATACAATATATTTTCATTCGCTGCAGGAGCAGATTCTGGAATAATATATGTGTTTCCATCAACATCTCTTACACCACCAAGTGATGACCAGTTAGTTCCACTATATCCCTCATATTGTTGAATTTGTGTATTGAATCTAATAGATCCAGGACCAGGAGCAGCAATACTTTTTTGGTTGTTATTTCCTGCAGGAATTCTAAAGTGTGTTACAGAATTAACAATAACTTGTTTTCCTGCGTTTGGTTGAATAACTAAATCTTGAACTTGTGTTGAAATAGTATTTTCATTAATAGTTAAATCTTGTCCAATAATTAATGGGCAATTTTTATTAGGACCTATTCTAACTTCTTGTATATCATCAAATATAAGTGGAGCAACTGCTAATTGAGACCAAGTTAATTGTGCAGTACCATTGTTTTGAGCTCCACTTTCATGAGTTGGTTCAGTTCCAGCAGAACCAGTTGTACCTGCAGCAGTTACTTCATATAGATTGTTTCTATATTTTACATAATCACCTATTTGAACTGGAGTATTTGCAGCCCACACTGTAAATGCAGGTAATCCCAGTTTAGTTGAAGAAATAGTTTTTACTGATCTAAAGTCTAATCTTTGTGTAGTTAATTGTAAAGTATTTTGTGCATCATTATAAAACCACAGTGTATTATCATTTGCTCCAGCAGTAAGTTCTGCTAAGATATAAGTATTTCCATCAATATCACGAACACCACCGAGAGAAGACCAAGATGTTGTAGTAGAATTATAACCCTCATACTGACCGTTTACTGTATTGAAACGAATAGCTCCGTTTCCTGCACCAACACCAAAAGTTGGTCTTTCTAGAGAAGTTCCAACAGGAATTACAAAAGCAGATGTTCCAGCAACTTGTGTTAATCTTCCTCCAGCTGGAGACAATACTAAATCATAAGATCCGATAGATGAAATAGTATTATCAATAATACTAAGTCTTCCATTTATGTTTAAACTATTGTTAGATCTTAAAACTCCACTGGTTGTAAGACTACCATTTGAAGCAGTAACACTAAAATTACTACCTACAGATAAATCAGAAACAAAGTTTGTTGTAGATATAACGCTTAAATCTCCAGAAGCGTTTATAGAATCTGTAGTTACAGAATTAGAAGTAACAGTATCTGAAGTAAATGATGTGGAGTTTAATGTTGGAATCGTAGCAGTTGTTGATTTTACATCTGCGCTATTAATAATACCATCAATAATGTCTATGGATACAGAATCAGTTGAAGAAGATTGATCAACAGAAACCTGAAAACCTGATCCGAAAGTTTTTGGGTTATTTGGATCTATAGTTATAGTAGCTTCTGAATTGTCACTACCACCCATATTTTCGTGAGTAGTACCTGATCTACTACAGAAATAGTATAACGGTGTGGGTGTTGTTGATGTTACTTTAACAGTTAAGGAACTTCCAGATCTTGTTACACCGTCTGTATATTCAGTCCCTTTAAAATTAAGAATAATTGCTCCAGCAGTTGTTGGATTTTGTGATAAAGTAATTTGAGTTGCACTATCTACACTTTCAACAATTGTTCCTGGTAAAAACTCACCATCTCCAGATACTTTCTCAATTTCCATACCAGCTAAAATGCCAGTAGTTGAAGAAACTGTAATTACTTTAGATGCTGTAGCAAATGTAGTAGAAACATTTTCAACTTTACTTGGTGCATGTATACCATCTCTAAATTGAGATAATGCAAAAGTATGACTAGAATTTGAAGCATCACTTAAATCAAACGCATATGTGCTTCCAACATATAAAGTTAAATTTGGAGTTATTTCAAATCCACTTCCTGTATCAATTAAAAATTTGAAACCAGTTTCTATGGTATTAATTGTTAACTGTGGACTTGTAGTGCCTTGCTTTACAACAACGTTTGTTGCTGATAAAGCATTTCCAATAACTGTAATTGTAGCAATATTACTTCCAGAAACTGTTTTAGATATAATTTCAGAACTGGTAACAAAAGTTCCATCATCATAATCTATAAAATCTCCAACATTTAAAAAACTGGATGCTACAGTTGTAGTAAATGTAAACGTTTGAATTTCTGGAGCTTTTACTGCATATGTAATTGGTTGAATTAAATCATTAGGAGAGACAGAAATAATATCCCCTTGGTTATATCCATTTCCTGCGTTATTAACAAGGAAAGATTCAACAGCTCCTAATGCTGAAATTTGGTATGCAAATGAGGTAGTTCCTGATCCAAAACCAGGAACAAAACTTAGTGTAACAGGACCTCCAGCAGTAGGAGTATTACTTAAGGAAATAGATGTGTTTAATTGATTAATGTTGCTAACAGTTGTATTAGCAGGTAATGTACCAGACCCTGATGTAACTGTAACAATATCTCCAACATTAATACCACTTACAGAAGAAACAACAACTTCTTGTTGTGAACCAGCAGCTGCAAAATTTAAGTTTGCTGCACCACTTGCTGTTGCATTTTGTGATAATGTAAATGTTGTTGCGTTAACAACTGTAGCTACAGTAGTTTGTGGAGCAACATCTCCAGTGGAACCTGATGCAACAGTAACAGTCATTCCAGCATAAATTCCTGTAGTTGAAGCAACAGTTACATTTAATGATCCAGAAGTTAAAGTTGCTGCTACTCCAGACAAATCTATTTTAAAATCACCAGTAACTCCAGTAACACCTGTTGGGAGTGTTAGTATATCATTAGCTTGATATCCAGATCCTTTTGATGTAAAATCTAAGTTCTTTACAACACCAGGACTAGTTTCAACAGTATATTGAAATCCAGATCCACCTCCTCCACCTAAATCAGAATCATTAGCTGTTAAAACATCACCTAATGCATAGTCTTGACCTGATGAAACTATATTTACATTAGTTACAGTTCCAGTGTATGCAATTGATTGGATGTTATATAAAAATCCAGATCCAGTTCCACCAATATCAAATGCAGCAATGGATACAGTGTCTCCTGCTTTATAATTACTACCTTGTGTAGTAATTGAAAAATTAGTTACAGATCCACTTGAAACTTCAAAACTACACTGAGCACCAGAACCATAATTTCCAGCAGATCCAGCACTTACTGTCATGTTTGCACCCATGCCAGTGTGACTAGCACAATAATATTGAATTGTTTCTGTTGCTGCTCCTGGTAAAATAGTTAATTCAACAAAGGAACCAGCAGTTCCTTCAGAACCAACTTTGTTGACAATATAATATTGAAAGTCTAAAGCAACTCCGTTACTATCTGCAAGTTCAAATGGGTGAGAACTTAGAGTTGCACTTGAAATATCAAATGTATATGTATTTCCTTTTGTTAGTGATAATGCTTGCTGTGTAATACCATTAATTTGATACACATTATTTGGAGGAGGAGTTCCTGGATTTGCTACACTAGTAACTACGTAATTATTAGCAGGTACGTTTCTAATAGCAATATTACTATAAGTACCATCCGTATATGCAGATCCAGCGTTTCCTACAGAACCTGTTATAGTTGCAGAACCAGTAATCGTAATATCTGCTGTTGCCGAACTACCAGATCCGTTTTGAAGTGCAACTCCTAAGTATTGACCAGGTGCATATAAAGATCCAGCATTTGTAATTGTACCATTAATAGGATCAACTACAAAATTTACGGTAGCTCCTGAACCATTTCCTCCATCTAAAGAAATATTTGAGAATGATCCTGGATTATAATTTTGTCCAGCGTTTGTAATAGTTCCAACAAATTCTGTAACAACAATATCAAGAGTTCCTAAATCACCAGATCCACCAAGAACAGAAATTCCAGTATATGATCCAGGATCATATGAAGATCCAGAACTAGCAAGAGAAAGGTTAGTATTTGCTAAAACTTTTTTTCTAAAAACTAAATCACGATAAGAAAAAACATCGTTATTTGAAAAATCAAAAATATTTTTTGCGTTACTTACAATTCCAAATACACCATTCGCTGGTCTGTATACACCAACTTGAACGTCATTACTAAAAGCTAAGGATGGTGCAAGTCTTGTTCCATCTCCAATTTTTAATAATCCAGTAGATAGATCACTACCACCAGCGGAAATATTAAAAATCTGTGTTCCAATATCATTTATCTTCTGCCTCTGACGTTCAAAGGTATCAGTTTTAGCTACTTGAATTGCTGGCATTTTTTGTTAACTCTCTAAGTAAAAATTTGAGCTCAGAAACTTCATTCTTCAATGTATTTATGTCATCCAACGCGGAACTCAACTGTTTTGACTTACGTCTTGCAACTATAGCAGAATCATCCAAATTTATTATGGCACCAGTGTTCTTGTCTCTTACGAGACCATCATGCCCTTCAACTTTAATATAGTCCATACGCGGAGATTAGAATGCTGCGACAGAACGAATGTCTTGAATCTTGGGAGCAAATGCAGGATCAACACCAAGCATTACAACTTTGATAGCAAATGATGAAAATTCTTCTATATCAGATACACTATATTTTAAATCTTGATAAGAAGATTGTTTCTCAACAACACTTGAAATTGTGTTTTCTGTAGTTGCTAATTCCAAAGTATCAGGTTGTCCATTACCATTGAATAATACCCAATCAATATCCTCAAAATTTTCTTGACTAGATGCTTTTTTAAATTTGTAAAGAACTTGAATATTAGAAATATCTTTTACATTCGCCATTAGATGCACATCAATAGCAGTTGCTGGACTACTAATAACAACTTCTTTAGTTACATACTTAGCTACTGCTGAACCATTTTTAGAAGTGTCCTCAGCAACAAAATCAACACC